GTGCCCCTATCAAAGGCGTTCCGAGGCATCATCAATCTCCTCCTGGCAGGACAATACACAGGCACACACTCACAACTCGTCGTCGAAAGCATCGGCCTGCTACAAGCAATGATACAAAACGAGGAAAAGGCCGAAGAAAATAAACCCGTAGCAGCCGAGGCAAACTAATGGCGGTCGCTAAAAAACCGGAAAAAACATACCCGGCATTTACCCTAATGCGCATAAAAGACGGCTGGAGCTTCGTCGAATTAAAATGTGACGAGGATTTTAATACCGTAAGTTATACCGTAACAGAGCCCGATATGAAGGCCATTGCTCAAGAGGCGTTTAAAATTGCAGTCGGGAAATATTGGCTCAAACTCGAAAACTAAAAGATTTGTCAAAATCCTTTGCTGCAATCGCTGCGAAGGATTTGTTGTCAAGCAGTCAATCCGTAACCCAGAATGGTGCTATATCCCAACCGCAAATGGAATAGCACAAATTATGCGTATTCAAACTCTCATAGAAAACGGGTGGAATATATATGAATCCCCTAATTAAAACCCTTCAAGGGCTCAGACTTCTCGACGAAAACGGGACGCTTTCTCTCACAAATCTCGCATTAATTGCAAGTATCGCCAAAGCCCTAGCAGCCCCACAAATCGGCTGGCTAGACGTTGCTTTCAATGTCGCAACTCTGATATCATATCAGTATAAACGCTATGCACTAAGTAAAACAACAAACACCAAACTGTTTGACGCGCGACTCGGAGCCGTTGAAAGCAATCTCAATCTGCTCAAGAGCGCTATGTCTATTAGAGGAAAGTGAGTCACTTAGTCACAAGGATAGATTTATGACTGTAAAAAAAGGACAGGTACTTAATCCTAAAGGAATGGCACCAATACCGTGGGATACACTTATATCTCGGAAAAGAATGAGCGCGGAATTAACCGCCGCCGTCGCTAAAATTGTAGACTTTGAGGAGCTCGTCACTAAACTTTTCAAGATGGCGAAAGACGGGAACATCATGGCCGCAGAGTTTCTCTGCAACCGCGGCATCGGCAAACCACACAGCACCCCCGCCGACGAGGGAGAACCAGCCCCAACGCAAACTATCAACATATCGCTGACCGACGCTCTAAAAATAGCTGAGGCTGCTAATGCAAGCCGCCAGCCGTGACTCAGTAACACCAGCACAAACTGATATTATTGTCTCCTGGCTTTGGACACAAGGAAGCCTAGAGTGGAAACTCTGGCCTCAGCAAAAGACGATATATTCTACCATTCGCGGCTTTCCAAGGCACGTGCAAACCGTTGTCGTGCTGTGCGCCAGACAATACGGAAAATCGGTGCTTGGGTGCATCTTGGCGCTGGAAGACTGCCTCAGAAACCCTAACATTGTTGTGCTTATAATTGGCCCAACTATCAAACAAACTCGGGCGATAGTAACCCCTCGCATGAAACTGCTCATGCGTGATTGCCCAGACGGCCTTATTCGTCCCGTGCTCTCAAGCGACACCTACTACTTTCGTAACGGCTCAGAACTTAAGCTCGGTGGATTTGATACGTCTTCCTCCTCAGAAAGAGGGAAGACAATTTATAAGGTCTACGTCGAAGAAATTGTTGATTCTGACGGCGACGCCTATATCGACTTTCTTCGCGGTGACCTCGCCCCCGCTCTAACACATTCTAAACACGCTCAAATTGTATTTCTGACTACGCTGCCTCGCGTACCAGATCACCCATTTTGCACCGAAACCATCCCCGAAGCTCAATTGACAGGAGCTTTCTTCCGTTTTACAATCGATGACAATAAGCAGCTAGATCAACAACAATACGATTCTTGCGTTAAATTTGCTGGGGGGAAAAACTCCACTACGTTTAAACGCGAGTATCTGTGTGAGCAGGTGAGGGACGAATCCATCATACTTGCTCCCGAATTTGATGAGGCTCGCCATGTCAAGGAAATTGTACTACCTGCCCACTGCAATTTTTGGATCAGTGGAGATACCGGAGGAATACGAGATAAAAGTGTGTTCCTGCTGTGGGGGTACGACTTCGAGAGAGCTAAGAAAATGGTTGTGGCTGAAGAAGCTTTCGACGTTGATACTGGATCAAATATCATGTGTGCTCGCGTTAAACTGTGGGAGTCTACTCACAAAATCACCGGCGGACGCTGGATTGACGCCCCGGGCCAGCTACAAATTGATTTTATGCAACAGCACAGCTTTCCATGCACACTTCCGCGAAAGGATGAGCTTCCTGCAACCGTCAACCAAGTTCGTGTTGCCCTGGCGCGGGGAGAAGTGGAAATCTCTAGCACATGCAAGCTTCTCATTACCACACTGCGATCGGGCACCTTCGACGACACTCGTAAAAATTTGGCAAGAACATCTCGACTAGGTCATATGGATGCTTTTATGGCTTTTGCATACGGTCTACGACACGCGCATCTAGGTAATCCCTTCCCAGCTTTTGGTGGAGCAAATCCACATACTCACTATATCGGCACCGAGCAACCAAATTACAATAACACTGGCGCAGACGCCCTACGTCGCGCTATTCTAAGGGGAGTACGGTAATGGCACATTATAAATATTTCGCAGCGGCACCATCGGAGGAAATCGGGGATGAATTGTCTGAAAAGGTTGATAGTTATTATAGCTACCTTACTTCTGCCTCTATTGTGGATTTATGGCGTCGGAGCTATTACGCATACTACGGGCTTCTCTCAGATAGCAGCCTCACTGGCTTCGGGCTGTTTGGCGTTGGTAGTATTCGCGCTGGTGGACTTCTAGGAGAAATTGCAAGCATTAAGGTAAACCACTTCCGTAACCTCTTGCAGCACATACACGTCATGACTACACAAGATCGACCGGCCCTTAAATGCCGCTCTATCAACAGCGATAGTCAAAACCTCTCTAACGCATTTCTGGGCAACGGCATTATCGACTATTATATGCGCTATTCGGGCATCGAAAAAAAGTACCGCGACGCCGTAGAACTAGCGCTAATTTTCGGTGAAGCGCACATTTTAATAGATTGGGACGAACATCTAGGAGATGACTATGTACCAGTGCCTGGACAAAAATCAGCAAAAACCGGCGACATCTTTTGTAACGTCTACAATCCGTTTGATGTTCTTCGTGATACTACCTCTCCTGATAATCAGCATAATTGGTGCATTCTCCACAATGTTGTTAATCGATTTGATTTGGCTGCACGATACCCTCATGCGGCTGATGAGCTTTTAACAATCAGCACAGACCACGAATCTCCGCGTAGATTCATCGACCCAACCAAAATTATCCCCGCCGCTGGAATTGGGACAAAAGAGAGCGATCTGCTCGACGTCTACACGTTTTACCATGAAAAAACCGACGCTGTTCCAACCGGACGAAAGACGCTATTTCTCCAGGGCGGAACCGTGCTATCCTACGAACCGCTGAAGACTGATAAAGTGCCCATCATGCGCCTAGCGACGTCTAACATCCAAGGCACTACGTTTGGATACACCGTAGCGTTTGACCTCATTGCTATCCAAGACACGATTGATAAGCTCACAAGTAGCATCATCACCAATCAACTATCAAACGGCATACAGAATTTCTGGCAGCCGATGGGGAACCAGCTAACGACGATNGAAATAGCCGGCGGTTTGAATCTCATGGAATCGGCGGTTAAGCCCGAAGTGCTACAACTATGCTCGACGCCAAAAGAACTATTTACGTTCGTTCCCGCTCTTATTACTACGATGGAGACGCTTACCTCCGTAGGCGCGGTAAGTCGTGGCGAAGCTCCAGATAACCTGAAGTCTGGTACAGCGCTCGCTTTTATGGCAACAACAGCCATCTCATTTAATTCCGGCTTACAAAATAGCTATAACGAATGTCTGGAAACCGGCGCCGACACAATGATTAAGATACTGCGCGCCAGAATGCGGCAAGACAAGACTATCGCTATTTGTGGTAAGTTTGACCGGCCTATGACTAAGACGTTTAACCAAAAGGCGCTACAGGGCATAGAAGGGGTTTATTGCGAAGTAGAGAGCCCGATGATGCGGACTATGGCCGGAAAGATTCAGATCGCGCAGGACATGCTCCAGAACGGTTTAATCTCAAATAAGCAGGAGTATTTGACTTTCATTAACACCGGTTGCGATGACCCTCTGTACGAACGCGATCTAACACAAGCTATGTGCATCAAGTCAGAAAACGAAGACATGCAAGACGGTAAGCCGGTTATTGCTATCATGTCAGATAATCACCCACAGCACATTCTTGAACATTGGTCACTGCTCGACAGCGCAGACGCTCGCCGCAATCCACAACTAGTTCAGGCTGTAACGCAGCATTGCACGGCGCACGAACAGCTAGAATGGCAGCTACAGACTACTAACCCAATGCTCCTGGCGATCTACGGCCGTCAGCCGCTACCGCCCCCATTTGAAGCCCCGCCGCCCGCCCTACCACCAGGACAGCCCCCACAGCAACAGCCACCTCCTCACGGACAGGCGACACAACACGCGCAGCCGCCAGCACACGCTAATGCTGCGGCCATGATGAATCCATCGGACAAAAACCCAGCCCATGCAAAAATGCCAGCGCTACCAAAAACCGCACCAGCACAGGCGCAAAACTCATACCAAGACCTTAAAGGAGGCCTAAATCAATGACGGAGACAAACACAACTACAGCCCCAGTAGCAGAGGCATCAAGCAGCGAGTCAGACGGCTGGCCGGAACCAGACTATAGCGACGTGCCAACAGTCTATTTAGAGCAGCGAAAAGCAGAGAATGAGGAGAAAAAGAAGAAATTCTTTGAGGAAAGGAAGAAAGAACGGGATAACTCTAAACCGAAAGAAAAGTCAAGCGAAAAAGAGCCCGAGACAAAACCCGCCGCCGC